TCTTCCCTAATACCAGTAGTGTCGTACGTATCGTACAAGTTACTTGGTTGTGCCATTTGGGCCTCCTATTAATTAAAGAAAATCTCTAAAGACTTTAGCAGCGTCTCTTACGCCACCAGACTTTTTGAGACGATTTAGTTTATCTTTTCTAAGCTGTGCATTTTGTTCTGCAGCAGTTTTAGGTGAACCAGACTTAACTACTTTAGGAGCATTAACGACTTTCTTTTTAACCTTTGGATTCGCACGCCTAATCTTATCATATGCTAAAGCATCTCTAATCAACATAACTTGTCTTGAATCATAGATACTATTTATCTCTTGATCTTTAAAGCCTTGTCTTGATAGATAACTTTTCATATCATTTCTTAATGCACTAGCTTTATTAGGGTCATTAAATTCTGGTATGAGTGAAAGCATTTTAGATTGTTCGTCTTGTACGAATCTAGCAAGTTCTTCTTGTTGAGCTTGTTGAGTTTCGTAATGAATCCTTTGAAGGTTATCTGCTCTCTTACGCATCTTGTGTTCTAGTTTACTAGCTTCAGCAGGATCGTCTTCGTACAGTCTTTCAAAGTCTATGTTTGCATACTCTTGTTGCAGTTGCGCCTGTGCTGCAGAGTTTAACTCATTCAGCTTAGCGAGTTTTTGATTTATCTCAGATTGAGATCGTTGAAGTGTTTGATCAAGCCTTGATTTCTCTAAGGATAAATCTTGTTTACTTCTTGTGTAATCAGCTTCTCGTTGGTATCCCTGAAGTAGTTCATCAAGGGTGACCTCCATTGTTTGACCTTGTACTTTGACTTGGTAGGTAGGTTCCTCTGAACTTTCATTTTGAATATCTTCTTGAGCCTCATCTTGTGCTTCTACAGTTTCTGTAGTTGCATCTGCATCTCTTTCAATGTCCGCATAAGGTACATCGCTAGGGTTTACAGTTTCTTCTGCAGGTGCCTCATTAGATTCTTGAGGTGCTGCTTCATTAGTTGGTTCTGATTCAGTTGCACTATTGTTCATAAGACCTACAATAGTTTTACTAGCATCGAGAACATTCATAGCTTCATCAGCCATAATACACTCCTTTGTTGGTTGGTGTTGTTAAAAGCACTCCTGAACGGTTGGTGCTATTTTTTCTTGCGTAGCTCTTCTAATTGTTTACTAGCAAGTATTCCTGTTTCCATAACGGAACGGAAATGATTTTCAAACTTACCTAAAATTTGATAAGCAAGGTAGATCTTTGTCCTTGCTAGTTCATCATTTGGTCCTGTTTGAAATATCGCATTAGAATATGAATCTTTCAAAGTCTGTAAAGACTCTTTAAAGAGTTCATCCTCTAGAATATCTTTAGCCCTTTGGCCCCTTGTTTGTTCCTTTATCAGATCCGACATCTATTTCTATAAAGGTATCGCTACCTTGTTTTGGTTGTGGTTTGTTTCCTGTTGGGATACCTTCAGGTTGTAACAGATTTTTAGTTGCAGCGTCAAGCATTTGTTTATTGCTATCTGAAATACCTTTCATTTTCAATGCTTCTCTCTTAATTGCTTTCTCATCAATATCTGCTTCGTATTTCATTTCTAGTTCTTTTACTTTAGATTCAAAGTCTAACATCATCTTCTGATATCTAAGTTCAATCTCACGCATTCTATTTTCATATTGCATCTGAGCTTCAGCTGCTTTCTGCTGCGTTTGTATTCTTGATACAGTTTCAAATTCTGTTGGAGGCTTCTGTCCTCTTGGCGGCATTTGACGCATACCAACTACAGGATCAGTAAAGTAAGAATCAACATCTTTAAGACCTGCATTCTCTACAATCTTTTTTAATGTATTATAAACATTATTCATATTTACTATTGGTCCATGTGGTGAACCTTGTAATCTTATACCATCTATTTGTTGTCTTAGAATTTGATTAAGAATAGATAACTGTTGATCTCTTGATCCTGTTCCTAAACCAACTTGAATACTTACATTACAACGATCTCTCCACTCCATAGGATTCATTGGTACAAAGTTATTTCTAATTTTAACTATACGTTCTTTATCTTGATATTTTACAACTAATTCAAATATCTTCTTGAATAAATCTTTAACACCAGTCTCAGCAAATATTCTTGCAATCAATTCTATTCTCATTTGTGATTGTGAAAGAATAGTATTTATACCTGATGCAGTCTTATTAAGAGAATCAGTATCCATACCTTGATTGTATTTAGTGATACCACTTCTATTTTCTTTTACAGTATCTAAATATTCAAGTAGTGGAAATGCTTGGTTGTTAATTGTTTGAGTAGTCATTGGCATCATGACTTGTCCTGGAGCTGCTTTAGTTCTTACAACTCCGCCTGGGCGATTAGTTAATAGATCTTCTAGATTAACTTGACCATCCATTACAGCTACTCTGTTATTATTAGTAAGATACATATTGTCTAGTATCTGACGCATAACAGTAGATTTAATTAATTGAATATCTTCTACTAATTCTGAAACTGATCTACCGTAGAATCTATGTGGTACTACGATTGGAGTAACAGAACAGAATGGTTGTCCATCTACAACAACATTATCAAGTATTGTATAGCTATCATCACCAGATGAAGTTATCTTTCTCATTTCTGCAATACCGTCACCGTCTTGATCCATTTTAATATAGGATTCACAGATTACTATTTCATCTGTAGATTCATCCCCAGTTTCATTACTAAGATCATTATCAATGTTTCTATGTCTTACAGTCTTTTCTTCATTATAACTTTGGTCGTGTTCTTTTGGTAAAGAGTAAACAAGGTCATAATCAAAACCCATTTCAACTAATTCACTTCTTGTTTTTGTAGTTCTATGACATAAGAAGTTTGCTTCTTCTAAAGTCTTTGCTCTTCTTTCAATTAAAAATTCTTCAGGTGGTACAGGTTCAAACTTTACTTGTCCGTATGTTTCTGTACGAGTAATAACTACATCATGTATTTTAGGTACAGGTACATCATCAAGCTGCTGTTCCATTAGATCTGCTGTCATTTGATCTTGGGCAGAATCAAGTTGTTCTTTTAAGTTCTTTCTTTGTTCTATGAATGTTTCATCATCGTACTCTGTATGTTCTTTTACATCTACGCCATCTTCATCAATAAGCATTGTGAATTCAGCTTCAGAAAGTTTTTCATAAGTTTCTTGTTTTGTTCTTTCTGATGTATCCCAATAAACTTTTACTAATCCATTTTTATGCAGCAGTGCATCTTTAAACATTGCATACAATGTAGTGAACCCATCATTATCTTTATTAAAAATATGATTTAGATAATCACTAGCTTGTTTGGCTACAGCTACATCTTCCTGAGTAACTGGATCTACTTTTACAATATTATCACTAGCAGTAAATATTCTAAGTAAAGCAGGTAGTATTGATTCTACTGTATCAGCAACATCAGTTGAAACAACTTGTGATCTTCCTTCTACTTCATTGCCAAATGATTCACCGAAATAATATTCAGTAGCTTTCTTTCTTGAGTTTACTAAATCAGTTTCATAATAACCAAATGCACTTCTTAGTTCACTAGCTACTATTCCCTGTATTTCGTGATCCGTTAACGGTCTTCCTTTTGCCATAATATTCCTTAAACTACATATCTTATATCTACACTCATTGGTCTTTCCCAATCAGTTCTTGTTGAACCATCAACAGAACATCCATAACGAAATGCATCAGCTCCGTGTGATGCCCAATCATGTAGAGGTTTGTTTTTAAATGTTTGCATTCTGTCATCATATTGTTTTCGGTACTGTCGCAAACAATCAATACCATATTTACATCTGTTCTTATCAAAATAACATTTGTCTAAATTATTTCTCACAGCTTCTATACCATGATCTATTTCTAATCTAGGACAAACTTCAAAGTCAATTCCAAGTTCCCTTGCTACTTCTAATCTAGATTTACCAGTACCAAGTTCTCTAGTCGTAATATCGTGTGGTGCAATATGCCTACCGTAGTTATAACCTTTTTCTTTTAGCTGCCCTATGTAGTAAGCTAATGATTCACCAGACGTTTCTAAATAATCAATCAGGTGTATTTCATTACCTGCTCTTTGTGCAAACCATATCGCTGTAGAATCACCGATACCTAAATCCCACCATGTTTCAACTTCATTGTTAGGATCATAGTCAACATCAGTTATTCTATTTTCTCTTTCAGCTTTCTGTATTTGTTTTCCAAAGTATGCACCTGAAACTGCAGCTTGGAAACTAACTTCAAACTCTTGTTCGAATTGATCTTCTGGCATGGTAGCAGCAGCTTCTTCAAGTTCTTCTTGAGATATAACTTCAGTCTCAGAAGCTCTGTATAATTCAGCGTACCATTCTCCACCACGCCTTTTAGCTAGATCATATACTTCCCAGAAATGATTATGACCCATTGGTGTTCCAATGAATATAACATATCCAAGTTTATCTGATATAGCTGGTCGTACAACCTCAGTCCAAGTTCTAGGAGACATCAAGGCAAATTCATCCAAGACAACTCCATCAAAGCCTAATCCCCTCAAAGCATCTGGGTTATCAGCTCCAAAGATTTGTAATCTTGATCCGTTCCACAGATCTACTTTGAGTTCTGTTTCATGACGTTTGCCACCAAGTTTCATTAAGGGTTCTGTGTATTGTTTTAAATAGTCGTAAGCGACTGCCTTACCCTGGCGATATGTTGGTGCTATATACGCCAATCTTGCATTAGGTTTTTCACAGCAAGTCATTATCAAATGATTTACTGCTAATACTGTTTTGCCAAACCTTCTATGACAAACTAAAACATTGAATCGTTTTAATTCGTTATGAATCTTTTCTTGTAATGGTCGAGGTTCGTACGGAATCTCTATGTTCATTATTTCTTTTTACGCCATCCTATTGTAACTGCAACTGGTTTATCTTCATCACCCATAATAGTTTTATTAATTGATGCAAGTTTAGAATGAACAAACGGTGCAGCTTCTTTTGCTGCCCACATCTTTTTTTCAATAGATACTTGTGGGTTGTTCAACATATTCAACATATACTTCAATGGTGTAGTCTGACCTTTACCTAGTTCAGCAGCTAAGCGTTCTGCTTTTGTACCTGCTTTAATTCCTTTTGGTCTTCCTGCACCTTTTCTTTTTCCTCCGTGACTCATCCTATTAACCCTGGAAATAATCTATTTACTGTAGCAAGTTTTACAAGTGTTTTATTGTTGCCTCTATTCTGTACCATATTGTTTGGCATCATGCTAGGTCTTCTATTGGGTAAACCCATAGGATCCATGTTTGGTCTAAACATTGGCTGTATTGGTGTGAGGTTTTTCTTAGGAGCAGGTTCTTTATAACCTTCTGGTATTTTAGGAATCATATCTCCATAGTTCGGCATCCTCTCAGGTACTTGTTTAGCTTCAGGGAATCTATAATCATTGATGTTAGTCTTCGGCATAGAGTACCCTGTAGTGTCCAGAGCTTTCATTAGATTGCCTTCTGTTGCATCTAGTCCATCAAACTTAGAACCTTCTGCCTTAATCTTACCGTTCAATATAGATGCACCTGTCTTACCGTCTGACGTTAAGAACGTCAATGCTGACGGTACATCTTGAAAATCTTTGTTATATTTAACCATAATATCTCCTTAACAATTCCATGCTCTCAATGATTTATTGATACGAGAGTTTGGATCACGAGCTGTTTTTGCACTCGTTAGTTTCTTTTTCATTCCTTTCATTCTGGCGCAGAAGGATGCTCGTCTTGGGTTGCCTACCTTTTTGCTTGGTGCTTTCAGGTTACGCTTCTTCCCTGTCTTAGTTCTTCCTCTGTTATAACTAGCACGACCTTTAGCATTCAAACCCCCCTTGGGGTTCTTGCCTTCTTTTCTTTGCCATGCAGGTGACTTAGCCATTTGATTTCTTTCTCCTTTTACCAGATGCTGTTACAGACCACTTAACTCTTTTGGGTCCAGTCTTCTTTGATGCTTCGCTCTTCGATATACGACTAGCTACTTTCTTTGGTCGACATGCAGGATAAGGTCTGCCCTTGTCTTTCTTTCCGCTGCGACCACATTTCTTTCCAGTCTTGACGTCTCGCCAATCCTCTTTGAACCACTTGCGTAGTCCACCCTTGTATGCCATTAGTACTTGCCACCACGTTTCTTGTACGTTTTGACAAGCCATGCGTTAGCATAAGCACTAGGATATACCTTGAACTTTTTCTTTGCTTCTGCCTTTACTCTAGCGTATAGGGCTTTATTCTTAGGTTTTGGTGATGCCATGCTTATACCATAAACTTTCTATTTTTCCTTTGAACTAAGCGATCAGGTTTCTTTTCGTCTTTTTTCTTAGACTCCATAATCTTATCCTGTAGGAATTTAGGTAATGATTGTTGTTTCTTAGTTAACATTACTTCATACCCTTTTTGTTCTTCATTTTCTTTTTAGCTTTCTTTGCAGCAGCCATACCTTTTTTTGTATATGGATACTTCTTACCTTTTACCATTGGCATAGTTTATTCTCCTTGTTAAATGCCCATATCTCTCGATTTAGGCTAGTTGATTGATATTCGAATGGTAGGGTACTCTAAAACACCAAACCATTCAGAATTTGTAAATATGATAGATTAACGTGGGAGGTACAGAAAGGATCGTAACAAACCCCCCACCGTTTCAATATAGTCTCATTAGTGTGTATGTGTCAAGTACGACTTTGTTTTAACAAAGCCCCCCTATATCCCAGTACCCGTATCGTACTTGCATCGCCCTATCGTTTCCTAAAAACCCCCCTTTGAAGCAACCATACATGTCCCTAACTCCCAGTCACCATCCGTCTTGAATTATTACATTGGTTTCGTTGGCTATTCCCCTCTCTCTTTCTCTTTTTCCGAAGGAAAAGAACGGTTATGAGCTAAACATTCTAAAGACTAGAAGGAATCGCAAAGCGATACTTACCTATGATGTATTAGTGTATACGAGTATGAAACAATCTATGCAATAATGATTATGAGATGATGGGTTGTGGCATTCTCTCCCAGCGTAACACGCAAGGTGTTATTCGCTGTGAGTCCCTCGCAGGGGCGACAACGATGTTGCGTTCTAAAGAACGCTTCTCTGCAAGGAATGAATACATATTTATTGTGTGGGGAATGTTCGTGTTTTGTTCTAACCTACTCTTTTGGGGTAAATTATTTTATAAATTGTTTTGTAAATTGTAATAAATAATATATAAATATAATATCAATTAATCATAAATGAAAGGATCATAAAATGAATACAATTGATTTAAGTAAACAAA